GATTCTTCATTTTGAATCCCTTTTCTGTCCCGCATCGGGACTGTTATTGAATGGAACAATGGGACCATAGCACATTAGATTTATAAGTGTCAAGATAAATCGACACTCTAGTTACGGTTAACTAAAACTAAATTCAGAGACCACTACGCTGCACTCTTTAAGATCGAATAGGGGGAGCCTCAGGGGTCTTTTGACACTAGATTGTGTCGCTCTAGGTGCCCTAGGTTCGACTCTGACGGACCGTCAGCACCCTCGGGGTACGCACCAGACTCCCTAGATTAGACTGTGCCGACACTTATTAAATCGCTAACTAGAGTGCGAGGTAGCCAATTTATATCAATACAAGCGATTTGGGTGGTTGAGCCCACACCCGTTTCTGATGGTGCGTCAGATAGTTTGCGAATAGGTCCGGGGGTTGGTATTTAGTTAATCTTAACTGGACAGGTATGGAATCTATGGGTGCCAAGGGATCGAAGAAACAACGCGAATTCGCCCGTAAGGTGGCCGAGGGATCGAGCTTGACTGACGCTTATGCTGATTCATATGAAACGAATGGCAAGCGGGAAACGATCCGCCGGGAGGCGAGTCGGCTCGCTAGAAACCCCGTTGTTGCCCCTATGATAGAGGCAGAATCGCAGGCAATCGAGTTAGCAGAACTGCCCTCCCGAGCGTCGCGTCGTCGCTGGGTCATGGAGCGTTTGGCGAAAGAGTCAGAAATAGGATCTGATAGCAGCCGCATTAGGGCATTAGAGCTTATCGGTCGAAGCGTAGGGGCTTTCGATCTTGACGAAAATGAATCGAACGAATCGAACGAATCCGACTTGCTGGCATCCCTTAGGGCGCGTCTTGTAGGTGTTCTACCGATACCGATAGAGATTGACGTAATTCCAGACGACGAAGAAGGCGACCCCACACCCCCTTGAGAGAAACGGCGCGACGAGTTTGTCCCTTACACACTGTTCTCCACATTCCATTCCCAATTTTCATATATTTTATACTGAAATTATATAAGTTAATTTCACAAAATAATTTCAAAAATTTTATACAAAAAAATGTGTAGGGTGTCTAGCGTCGGGTGCCGACTTGCACTTGGATAAGAGTGGCTTTAAGAGCATCTACAGCGTATATGACTGGCAGTCACAATATTTAGCTATTGACAACACTCCAGACAGCTATACATTCCTTAAGTGGCCTATAGGAGTCTATAAGTCTAGGAATAGGATAGACTCCTATTTTGCTTTTAGGAGCATATATCGATTGCTTCTAGGTACCTAAGATGGCGTTGCTAACGCCGCCATCGGCTTATATGAGTGGCTTTTCCTAAACCAATCAATTCTCTAGATGAATCGATGCCTATCGATATCTACAGTTCATATGTTGCTGGGAGTTGTGCCTACAGGCAGCGAAGCGATCCGGCGAACTGTCCAAAGCCGACAAGCAAAATCTAAAGAAGATGTGGAGCCGCCGATAGCCGCCGAGATAGGCCGACTAGGAAGCTCTGGTTCGGGGAAGGGATCTTCGTCTTGCACTTCAAAGATCCTCAACAGCCCCCCGTAGAGGGTACCCAGGAAGGGCTGATGTCCCTGGTCCCGCTCAACCTGAGAGTATTTCTAAGGAATGCCTTCAGGGATGAGTCTGATGTGGGCAGTCTCATATCCGCAAAAGATCTCAGTGCGGCTGAAGTCGAGGAAGTTTATCGCCGCATAGAAGAGCAGGATGCAAAAAACGCACGGGATGAGAGAAGATACACGAATGTGGTTTCTGAATACGAGAAGCGTCTTAACCAGTATCCTTTAACGGCTTGGGGTAGAGAAGGTATTATGAGTGGGATAGATATTGCGGATACTTACGATTATACCGAACACGAGTGGACTTCATCTAATCCAGACGCGGTTTTTGGTAAAAGCGAACTCAGCGATGAGGAGCGATATCAAAGAAACTTAGATGTTTTCAATGACAAGACCCAGGCTCAATTGGATAACGCAAGGCTGGAGGCCGAGTCGTATGAAAGAACGAGAGGCAAAACGTCTGTAGACTTTGACCCTGAGGTGGGTGGGTACGGGAGTGGACCGGGTCTGATAGAAACAATTAAAAAATCGTTTACATCTCCTGCCTACAATATAAATACAACTCTCGGTCGTTTCAATGCGTTCAAAAACGAGGATGGCACCGTAACGATTAGTGATACATATAATTGGACTAATCAAGCGAATGACCCTGCGAGAAGGGATATGTCTCTAAAGGCATTCCTGAGAGCGTTGCCTACTATGGTTCATAAGCCAGAGGCGTTGGGTAATGTTCTTATGCGAACTCTTTTCGATGAGAAGTACAGCCCCGTTGAATTCACCCTACCGCCCAGGGGGATAGCCGCCGAGCGATGATCAGCATCAACATCGCCGCCAGCAACAACCCGCCGCCGAATGTAGGCTCCGGTAGGAACTGGACATTCGACCAGTCCGAACTAGCCCCCGATAGACTGATCGCCCGCATCCTCATGGAGACCACCTGATCCGGTATCGTGATGATGGCCTGGAAGCAGTCTGTGCAGTTGTCTATGGGCTGGACATGCTGAACCCAGTGCCACGCGGTCCCATCCGGGGAGTATTGAAACTCCCAGCTCCCCACTGCCAGTGGATCGGATTGCGACCATTTCAAGGTGTGTTCTATGGGCATTTGTAGCTAGGCAGTTTGCGGTTCCTCAGTCGCCTGCCGCGTCGGCACCGCTTTCCTCACTTCATACATGACCTTATCGAAGCCGTGGATCTTCCCGTATTCAACCAGCTTTTCACTGCCAGTGACGAATTCGATATAGGCGCATCCTGAGTCCAAGGCGACGGTGTCTATTAAATCCATCACCCGTTTGGCTGTTTCCTGATTGGTGGAATAGGAGATCCACAAGCAGAGGGTTTTCTCCTTGGTCGATTGATTTTCGTCCATACGTAGGATGGCGAAGCTTTCCCCCGTGGGAACGTCTATATCCACAAAGACCGCTGAATCGCCAGCTGAGCAAGATGCGTAGATGTCTTCCGCCCTGAAGTCTTTCCAGGGAAGATCCTTGAGGATGTTGTCAATCGCGGGCTTGATGTAATCCCAGACATCTTGAATGTGTACAGCTTGTATCGATGTCTCTGCTCGTATGCCAGCCGTATCTTCGTTTTCCATGTTTTCCTTTTTTATTGAAATCTGTGTTGACGATCTGTCAAGTCATGATTATTATAGAATTGGGAAGAATCTATAGATTAGAGGATATCCTATCTTCCCATATGGCGCTCCCTTCGAAGGTTAATCGAAGGTTGAGCGCCTTTTTTTTGCAGATCATTAACCTGTTGGAGAAATACTATGGCATCACTGATTGAGCGTTCCAAGGACGCCGCCAAAAGACGTAGGGAGAAGGAGGAGAAGAAGAAGAAGGCAGCCGCAGCTGAGAAGGGTGGCGAGAAGACTGCTCCGAGGAGGGCAGGCAGGGTCGTTGGAGGTAGAACTAAGGGTAGGGGTGTCAGTGGAACCGTTAAGGGATCCGCCCCACCCCCCACCACAACGAAGGTTCGGAAAGCCGGAACCAGCAAAGCCCCACCCCCCACCACGACAAAGGGTAGGAGTGCCAAGGGAACTGCCAGTGGAACTGCCAAGGGAACCGCCAGTGGAACCACCGGGCGTAGGGAAACTCTATTCGAAAGAAGAAGAAGAGAAGACAGAGCGTATGATGCCGCCGCCAGTGGAACCACTAAGGGTGGTTCGTTTAAGGATGCCTTCGCCGCCGCGCGCTCCAAAAAGGGTCGGGGTAAGACGTTCACTTGGAATGGTAAGAAGTACACCACAGATCGGGCAGATGATCGCTCTACGCGCCCTTCGGGTAGAGCTGCGAAGAAACCTTCCGAGGCTGGTCCTTCTAGGCAGGCAACAGTGCGGCCTTCGGGTAGAGCTGCAAAGCGGCCTGACGAGGCTGGTCATCCTAGGCAAACGGCGAAGAGGGGATTCTTCGAAAAGTTCGGCAAGGGCATCAAGGATGCCTTCGTTCCCACTGATGATGAACCTAAACCGCCTGGAGGCAAGAGGCCGGATAGGATTCAGACTCGAAGGGGTCAACCAGTAGGTCCATGGGCTAAATATGATGAGAGAATGAAATTTTGGCGGGCTAGGCAAAAGAATGCCAACAATAAGTCTGCTGGTGGTCGAGTGGGTAAGCCTGCCAAGAAGGCAGCGAAGAAGAAGGCAGCGAAGAAGAGAGCCCCGACTAGACGAGCCCACAAAGAAACCTATGTCCGGCCAGGGGCTATGGTACCGACGAAGTATCGAGGGAAACCCCTCCCTGTTAAGGGTGACGCAAATTGGGCTGCATTCAACGCGGATATGGTGGCTTATGCCCAATCCAAGCCCCCAACCTCCACCGCGCTGAGTATGCCGAGTACCGGTACATATGGAATGAAGGCTGGTGGCAGTGTCCGGAAGCCAGCAAAGAAGAAGCCGTTAGCGCGGACTTCAGTCAAGACGAAATCTCCGCGTAGACCGTGATCGAGGGTATAGACCCCGACATTATCTCTGCTCTTCCGCATTTACATAATCTTCCAGATGATGAGAAGAGAGAAATACTCGACATCATCGAGAAGCTAGAGGAGATCCAGAAGTATAAGAAGGCAAGGCTTAATTTCATGGACTTTGTTCATGCTGTTTGGCCCGAGTTCATTGAGGGATCCCATCATAGATTGATGGGGGAAGCGTTTGAAGAGGTTGTAAATGGTGATCAGAAGAGATTGATCATCAATATGGCACCTCGCCACACGAAGTCTGAGTTCGCTTCTTATCTATTGCCAGCATGGTATTTAGGGAATAACCCAGGCAAGAAGGTGATTCAGACGGCTCATACAGCCGAACTAGCCGTTGGCTTCGGTCGCAAGGTTAGAAATCTCTTTGACACGGATGAGTTCAAAAGCATCTTCCCCGGTGTTTCTCTTCGCTCAGATTCCAAGGCGGCGGGTCGGTGGGCAACCAGTCATGGAGGCGAATACTTCGCAATCGGGGTCGGTGGCGCGGTCACGGGGAAGGGCGCGGACCTCCTCATTATCGACGATCCACATTCAGAGCAGGAGGCCCAACTCGGAGATCCCAATATATTCGATCGGGTCTATGAATGGTACACCTCTGGACCCCGCCAGCGTTTACAGCCGGGGGGTCGGATTATCCAAGTCGCGACGAGGTGGTCTCTTAGGGATCTAACAGGACAGCTTCTAAGGAACGCATCAGAGAGAGAAGGAACAGATGATTGGGAAGTGATTGAGTTTCCAGCGATCCTCCCTTCAGGGACTCCCCTTTGGCCTGAGTTCTGGTCCCTTGCTGAACTAGAGAAAGTTAGAGCAGAGATCCCGGCATCGAAGTGGTCTGCTCAGTATCAGCAAGATCCGACAGCCGATGAGTCTGCGATTATAAAGAGAGAGTGGTGGAGGATCTGGCCGGAGAAGGAACCCCCAGAGTGCGACTTCATCATACAGTCATGGGACACTGCATTTCTAAAAACAGAGAGAGCTGATTATTCTGCCTGTACAACTTGGGGAGTTTTTTACTCTGAAGACAATGCAGATGGAAAGTTGGTACCCAGTTTAATTCTGCTGAATTCGTTTCAGGAAAGAATGGAATTTCCGGAGCTAAAGAAAAGGGCATACGATCAGTATCAAATATGGAAGCCGGATGCCTGCATAGTGGAAGCGAAAGCTGCTGGCTCACCCTTGATATTTGAATTGAGACAAATGGGCATTCCTGTTGGCGAGTACACCCCGTCGAGGGGCAAGGATAAGATCGCCAGAGTTAACTCAGTGGCTGATTTGTTCGCGTCTGGTGTGATCTGGGCTCCGAATACATGGTTCGCAGAGGAAGTGGTGGAGCAGTTCGCAGGTTTCCCAGGATCCTCGGCACATGATGATCTTGTGGATTCATCAACACAGGCTCTTATTAGATTTAGACAAGGTGGCTTCATTCCAATGGAAAGCGATGAAGTCTTCGAACATGAACCAGTGCAGGCTTATTCTCCTTACTAGGTAAATAAATGGCAATAGAATCCGCACTCGATCCCAATACTCCCCTTCTCCCGATGCAAGAACTCGGTGATGCGGATATCCCTGTCGAGTTACTGATTCCTGATCCTTCTTCTGATCCTGTAGTGGTTGTGGAGACAGAAGATGGTGGGATGCTCATCGACTTTGATCCTCGGGATGACATCGGTGAGGTGGCAGAGTTCGATGATAATCTGGCAGATTTCACGGATGACAGGGAACTAGGCAGACTGTCATCGGAGCTTGTATCTCTTGCCAAGTCAGATCTTGATTCAAGAAAGGATTGGGAAGAGACCTATATCAAGGGTCTTGAGCAGCTTGGGATGAAGATAGAGGATAGATCTACTCCGTGGCCTGGAGCTTGCGGTGTTCAACATCCGATACTCGCGGAGGCTGTGGTTAGATTTCAAGCACAAACGATTACGGAGATTTTCCCGAATGGCGGTCCTGTCAAGATTAAGATGCTTGGCAAGATGACCCCCGCAAAGGAGAAGCAGGCCCTCAGAGTCAAGGAGTATATGAACTACTTGATTACAGAGGAGATGCCAGAGTACCGATCAGAGACAGAGAAGATGCTTTTCAATCTTGCTTTGGCAGGGTCAGCTTTTCGTAAGGTGTACTGGGATCCATCGATGGGTCGGCCCTGCTCGATGTTTATTCCTGCTGAAGAGCTTCTTGTTTCATATGGATCACCGTCGCTTGAGATGGCTGAACGTATCACCCATGTAATGAAGAAGACGACTAATGAGGTTAGGAAGCTTCAGGTTTCTGGGTTCTACAGGGATGTGGACCTAGGAAATGGTCGAGATGATCAGACCAGTATCGAAGAGAAGTATGATGATCTCACAGGGGATTCCCCTTCATTTTCAGCAGATGATCGTCATACGCTTTATGAGATGCACGTTGACTGGGATCTTGCAGGATTTGAGGATGAGAACAACGGAGAAGAGACAGGGGTTGCTCTTCCATATGTCATTACAGTTGATGTAGGTAGCTCTGAGGTTCTATCCATTCGTAGGAATTGGATAGAGGGTGATGAATTCAAGAGGCGTCGGAATCACTTTGTCCATTATGAATACCTCCCCGGTATGGGATTCTATGGATTTGGATTGATTCATTTGATTGGTGGTATGGCGAAGTCAGCAACTTCGTTGCTTAGGCAACTCGTAGATGCTGGCACGCTGTCCAATCTCCCTGGTGGTCTCAAGGCTCGCGGACTCCGCATTAAGGGCGACGACTCCCCCATCATGCCCGGTGAGTTTCGAGATGTTGATGTTCCGGGCGGGGCGATCAGGGACAACATCACGTTCCTGCCGTATAAGGATCCCTCCAATGTTCTTCATGAACTTTTGAAGAACATCGTTGAGGAAGGGCGAAGATTCGCCTCTATCTCTGACATGAACATTTCCGACATGAACCAGCAGGCTCCTGTAGGCACCACGCTGGCGATCATCGAGAGATCAATGGTCTCGATGAATGCGATTCAGGCCAGAATTCATTATGCGATGAAGAAAGAGTTTAAGATTCTATCTCGTATCGTTAGAGATTACTTGCCAGAGGATTATGAGTGGGAAGTGGACGACGGTGAAATGATGAAGACGAAAGATTTTGATGGTCGTCTCGATGTGATTCCCGTTAGCGATCCCAACTCCTCCACGATGGCTCAACGTATCATGCAATATCAGGCGGCGTTGCAGCTCGCCTCCACTGCTCCAAATATTTACAATCTCTCTGAACTTCACAGGCAGATGCTTGATGTTCTAGGGATACAAGACGCAGATGTGATTGTGCCCACGGATGACGACGTGAAGGCGGTCGATCCAGTCTCTGAGAATATGAACCTCATGAAGACGGATCCGGTCAAGGCATTCATGTGGCAAGATCATGAAGCGCATATCCAAGTGCATATGGATGCAGCGCAAGATCCGAAGATGCTTGCGATTATGCAGAATTCACCGAAGGCGAAGGAGATAGAGGCTGCTCTCTCCGCGCATGTACTTGAGCATCTAGGGTTTAAGTATCGAAGAGAAATTGAAAATGAACTCGGAGTTGAACTCCCGCCCCTTGAACTCCCGTTGCCGAAAGAGATCGAGGTTCAACTTTCTGCTCTTGTTGCCGAAGCTGGTAGTCGTCTTTTGGGTCGTGATGTTGCAGAAATGCAGTTGAAGGAGCAGATGGAGAAGATGGAGGATCCTGTTGTGAAGCAGCAGAATCGACAGCTTGATATCGATGAATCAAAGGTAGCTTCAAAGATGCAGACAGATGCAGCTCGGATCACGGCGGATCTGAAGAAGGCTGCACTGAGGGCAGAGGTTGATCGAGAGAAAATTAGCTCAGCAGAGCTTATCAAGGGTATTGAGATTGGTGTTGATTCTTCGATCGATATACGAAAGCTAGAGATAGAGAAGAAGAAGAACGAAGCGAAGGAGCTTCTTGATGGGGTTCGCATCGGATACGAAGTAGCAAAGGAAAATAAGGAGGATTGAGGTGGCAGGGACTCTGAGTGAGGTCTTCATAGCCAAGCTTCGTGAGTACATGAACAACAAAGCAGATGATCTAGCAACAGGGTGCGCTAGCGATTATGCAGATTACAAATTTCGCGTTGGATTCATAGAAGGTATTGCGACGGCAGAGTCGGAGTTCCTTGATTTAGTTAGACGCGCTTCAGAAGAGGAATAACACCCATGCGGGTGCGAGGGGACGGCTTCTCCCTTAATAGAGGCTGCACACAGTGGAGACACTGCAAGGAAGAGAATGTCCGACAAAGAGTCGCATGACGATCTAGAGGATTATCAAAAGATAATGGAACAAGCAGGGGATAAGTTGCCAAAGCCTACGGGCTGGAAGCTCCTTGTTGCTGTTCCAAAGGCTCATAGCAAAACTGATGGTGGTATCTATAAACCCGACGAAGCAATGCACGTCGAAGAGGTAGGTACAATTATAGGTTTGATTGTTCAAATGGGAGACCTCGCCTACAAGGATGAAAAGAAATTCCCTTCTGGAAGTTGGTGCGATATTGGTGATTTCATCATGATGCGTTCTTATTCTGGAACACGATTCAAAGTAGAGAATCAAGAATTTCGATTGATCAACGACGATACAGTGGAAGCTGTTGTTGATGATCCTAGAGGGGTGGTGAAAGTCATATGAGTACGGAACAGATCGTCTCTTCACCTATGAGTGAAGCAAGTGTAGATGATGAAGGTATGGACGAGTCGCTCATCGAGATTGATATTGTTGATGACACTCCAGAAGAGGATAGGGGGAGAATTCCTCCCGGTGAAAGATCCACAGAGGAACATGAAGGTGAGCTAAGTGATGTAAGCAAGAGTGTTCACAAGCGGATCAAAAAGCTTAAGTATGATTTCCACGAAGAGCGAAGAGCGAAAGAATCTTCTTCACGCCTCAGGGATGAAGCAATAAATTACGCTCAGAATGTTCACAAAGAAAATCAAAAGCTCCGAGAATTAGTGAATCGAGGGGAGCAAGTTCTCGTCGATGAAGTAAAGGCTCGTACCGAGAAGGAATTAGAGACCGCAAAACTTCTATTAAAAAGAGCCCATGAAGAGGGTGATCCCGAGTCGATCGTAGATGCTCAAGAGACTTTATCTAGGGCATCTTACGATTCGCAAAAAGCTCAGGAGTACATCCCTTCTGCGGAAGAGATTCCGCAACCGCAGCAACCGCAGCAACCGCAGCGGGCTCAGCCGGTCAGGCAGCAATCACCGCCAGACCAAAGAGCTGCTGGGTGGGCAAAGGAAAATCCTTGGTTTAGAACTGATAAAGAAATGACGGCTGTCGCCTTAGCTGTTCATGAAGATCTAGTATCCAAGGGTGTCGATCCGAAGTCAGATAGTTATTACGACTCAATCGACACGAGAGTACGGGAAAGATTCCCAGAAAAGTTCGGCAGTGATGGTCAGGAGATTGATGTCTCCAGTGATGATTCGGATCTTCGTTCCGATGGAAACCGCCGAACACCCTCGACGATAGTGGCACCTGCAAGGCGAACGACTGGTGCTAATTCGCGCAAAGTCCAACTCACGAAGACTCAGGTGTCTCTCGCAAAGCGCCTGGGTATATCTCCTGAAGGTTATGCCAGACAACTCTTGAAATTGGAGAACGACAATGGCTAGAGGCGACGACGCCAATGGGGAACAGGATCCCCGCGCCCAAAGAGAGCATGAAACCCGCGAGGTTTCTACTCGACCGGCTTTTTGGACACCACCCACAGTCCTCCCAGTACCCGATCCGCAAGACGGGTACGAGTTTCGTTGGATTCGAGTTGCCATGCGTGGCGAAGCGGATAACACGAATGTCTCCCGAAAATATCGGGAAGGCTGGGAGCCTGTTAAGCTTGAGGATCATCCTGAGCTTAAACTCATTCCTGATATCGATAGTCGATTTGATGGGGGAGCGGTGATTGGTGGATTGATGTTGTGTAAGAACACTACTGAGCTTATGGCTCAGAAGAGAGATTACATCAATAAACAATCCAACCTCCAGATGGAAGCCGTAGACAATAATTTCTTGCGAGAGAACGATGCGAGAATGCCTCTGCTCCCTCCGGACAGAAAAACTCGCGTCTCTTTTGGCGACGGCTCTTAGGAGATGGTCTCCTACAAGTCGCCGCTTGATTTTTAGGAGAAAATAAAATGGCTGGAAATGGTTTCCGACCAATTGGTGTGGTAGGTACGGGATATGCGGGGGAGCTGATGGCCTTCTCTGTCCTGAAGAACTACGGAACAAGCATCTTCAATGGAGATCCGGTTGCTCAGTATTCTGATGGAACGATCAACAGGATCGATAATGTGGCAGAAGGTGATCTTGGAGACACTCTTGGTGTTTTCATGGGTTGCCAGTACGTGGCTTCAAGCGGTCAACCGACTTGGAACCAGTACTACCCTGCCAGTCAAAATGTAGAAGGTATTGTTGCCTATGTTGCAGGTACCGATCCGATGACAAAGTACAAGGTGAAGATCCTCGATGGATCGGGTGCAGATACCACGCTGGAGATCGATGAGGCCATCGGTCAATCGTTTGATATCGACACTACGGCTAGTGCAACTGCTGGTAGCACGTTTACTGGCAATAGCACTATGGGGCTTGACTCTACGACTGCCGGGGCTACAGCGCCTTGGCGCGTTATTGCGTTGCAGAACGCTACCGAAGGTCCTACGAGTTACACCGCAGCAACGGAGTTTACTCATGCCATCGTTATCGTTAACCCGCTACTCCATGCCTACACTAATACTGCTGGCATCTAGGAAAGGAGGTATATAAATTATGGCTATTTCACGCGCACAAATGATGAAGGAACTCCTTCCTGGGCTGAACGAACTGTTCGGGTTGGAGTATGGCTCGTATGAAAACGAGCATG